GGTAGGTCGTGGCTTTACAAAACGGCAACAAGATAATCGCGGAGCAAAGACGCCAACAAGTCATCCAGATGAAGATGGCCGGGGCGACTGAGCAAGCCATCGCCGACCAGCTTGGCGTGTCCAGGGCCCAGGTCTGGAACGATGTCAAAAGACGGCTGGCCGAGGTACGCCGCGACGACAAGGAAGCCGTCCAGCAAGAATACAACCTCCAGCGGTCCCGCTATGAAAGGCTCCTCCTCCGGTGGTGGAGTCAGGCCACCGGCCCCGATGACAACCAGGCCGCGAGGGCCACCGGGATTGTCCTGGACATTCTCCGGCGCCTGGACACCATCGGCGGGTTAGTGCCGGACAAGCCATTGATCCAACTCAATCAGCAGAATCAGCAGATAATCCAGCACGAATCTATAAGGATTGATATTGGTGACGTTACCGAGGCACTCCGGGTCCTGGCAGATGCGGGGGCAATCCGGGTGGACCCCAATGGACATGGCACCAACGGTTCCGTGGACGCCTTATATTCCGCACCGGCCGACCCCTAAACAACTGGCCTTCAGCTTGCTGAATACGCCTGAGGCCCTGTATGGGGGTGCCGCAGGTGGCGGGAAGTCGGACGCCCTCCTCATGGCGGCCCTCCAGTACGTCCACGTTCCTGGCTATGCCTGCCTGCTGCTACGGCGATCCTATACGGACCTTTCCCTGCCTGGCGCGTTGATGGAACGGGCGAAGGAATGGCTGATGCCCACTGACGCCCGGTGGCGGGATACCGAGAAGACCTGGCGGTTCCCGTCCGGCGCCACGATGACCTTCGGCTACCTGGAACGCCTGGGCAATGAATACCGCTACCAGTCCTCCGAGTTCCAGTTTATTGCATTCGATGAGTTGACCCAGTTCCATGAGTCCCAATACCGATACATGTTCAGCCGCCTTCGGCGGCTGGGGAGCGTATCCGTGCCGTTGCGGATGCGGGCCGCGTCGAACCCCGGCGGCCTGGGCCATGAATGGGTCAGGCAGCGGTTCATTGATAAGGCCGATGATGACCAGGACCGCGTATTCATACCGGCGAACCTGGATGACAACCCGTATTTGGACCGTGAGTCCTATATCCAGAGCCTGATGCAGCTAGACCCCCTCACCCGCCAGCAACTACTGCAGGGGGACTGGTCGGCGCGGCAGGCCGGGAGCCTATTCAAACGGGAATGGTTCGGTATCGTGGACGATCTGCCGGTGGCGGTGAGCCGGTCTATCCGGTTCTGGGACTTGGCTGCCACCCCACTCAGGGCCGGGAATGACCCAGACTATACCGCTGGGGTACGGGTGGACTACGGCGCGGACGGCCTTCACTACGTGGTGGATGTCCAGAGGATGCGGGGGACCCCAGCGGAGGTTGAGGCCCGTGTCCGGCAGACGGCGGCGGTAGACGGGGCGAAGACGCAGATCGTCATTGAGCAGGAACCAGGGGCGTCAGGTGTGAATACGATCCACCATTACGTGACCAGGGTTCTGCCTGAATATACGGTCCGGGGCCAGCGTTCTACCGGTTCCAAAATAGAACGAGCTGGGCCGGTGAGTAGCCAGGCCGAGGTAGGGAACGTGCGGCTATACCGCGGGCCGTGGCTTGGCCCGTTCCTGGATGAGGTGGAGGCATTCCCCCTGGGGTCCCACGACGACCAGGTAGACGCGATGGCTGGCGCCTTCGTGCGGCTGCGTGGCACCCACTCCCCGGAGCCGCTAGTCCATCAGCTGGTCGGCGCGTCCCGGATAGACCCCACCAGGAACCCGTTGGGGCTGGACCCCAATAACCCCATCTACTGGGATCGCCTATGATGACGATGAAGCCCTATTACGACGACGGCCAGATTACCATCTACCACGGCGATTGCCGGGAGATTCTGCCGACGTTGGAGCCGGTGGACTTGGTACTGACCGACCCGCCTTACGGGATTGGCGCTCTTATGCACGGTGGCAAAGATACGGGCCATTGGGGATTACTCTCACAAGGGAATCCTTGGGATATGGAAAAACCTTCATTAGATTTGATTCTTGGTATGTCTGCTGTCCTTATCATTTGGGGGGGCAATTATTTCGACCTACCGCCTTGCCGGGGGGTGCTAGCTTGGAGAAAGCTAAACGCTGTACCGACTCAGGCGGATTTTGAGATGGCATGGACGACGCTAGATATGCCAGCCAAGATGTTCAGCCATCCTTCAGGGGGGGCGATAAAACGGCATGGGCATCCAACAGAGAAGCCCGTTGGTTTAATGCGGTGGTGTATTGAGTTCGTCCCCGATGCAACGACCATCCTTGACCCGTTCATGGGCAGCGGAACAACGCTACGAGCGGCGAAGGACTTGGGACGTAAAGCTATCGGTATTGAGATTGAAGAACGGTATTGTGAGGTCGCCGTCAAACGCTTGGCCCAGGAAGTAATGGTGCTTTCGTGAGCCTATAACCGCGTCACCACGGGCTGTTTTAAGGCCCCTGCAATAAGCAAAGGGTATATTAGGCTAGCCGGGCCTAGAAACGCGGCAGAGGAGTCCAGATGGTTTTGAGAAGTATGAACGGCCTGGACCCGGTCACCGAATCTATGATGCGGTGGATCCAGCAACAGGCCGATGACCGGCGGGCGGACTATGAGCTGGCCCGGCGATATTACAACGGGGATCACGATACCGCGTTGACCGACCGCCTGAAGAAGTTCCTCCCGCCGCGGCTAGCCTTCCGGGACAACTTCATGGATGTGGTAGTGGATACGCTGGCGGAACGGATGAACGTGATCGGGTTCGATATCGAGGACGAGGACATCCGCGACTGGGCATGGACGCAGTGGAACCTTAACAGGATGGACTATACCCAGGGGGTGGTCCACACCGAGGCGATCATGCTGGGCGATTCCTACATCCTATGCGACTGGGACAAGGAGAATGAGCGGCCGCGTTGGACGCACCAGCTAGCGGAGATGATCATCCCCCATTATTCCGAGGATGATAGGCGGATTGACTGGGCTAGCAAGAAATGGATGCAGCGGCACCTGGGGGAGGAGCCCGAAACCCGGTTGAACCTGTACTTCCCGGATAGGGTTGAGAAGTACGTGGCAAAGGGTGGGGTCTGGGGTCACTACCGGGAGGACGAGGAGGAAGTATGGCCTGCGCCCTGGCTGGACAAGAACGGCCAGCCCCTGGGCGTCCCGTTCATCCACTTCAGGAACCGGCCGATGGGCTCCGACTTCGGTATGTCTGAGATCCTCAACGTCATGCCTATGCAGGACCTATTGAATAAGACCCTGATCGACCTGACGATGATCCTTGACACCTTGGCATTCCCTCAACGCTATACCCTGAACGTGAACCACGGGGCTTCACGCCTGGACATTCTGCCAGGTAGCGTCACGGAGTTCCATTCTGAATACGACGGGGGCCAGGTCGGGCAGTGGAACGCGGCGAATGTAGACGGCCCGTTACGAGCCATCGAGACCCTGGTGCAGCATATAGCCGGAACCACTCGGACGCCGCAGCACCTGTTCCAGATCATGGGTGGGGCGCCGTCCGGGGAGGCGCTGAAAACCGCCGAGTCCGGGCTAGTCCAGAAAGCAAAACAACGGATGATCTCATTCGGGAACGCCTGGGAGGACTGCATTATGATGGCCCTCCGCATCCAGGAAGCGTTTGGGCCTTCCGTCGGGGATGTAGGGGGGGTAGCTCCGTCAACCACCTGGGATGACCCGGAAACCCGGAACGAACAGGCGCATCTGGAAAGCCTCAAGGCCAAGGCCGAACTGGGGATCTCCAAGCACCAGTTATGGCGTGAGCTAGGCTATACCCAGGAACAGATAGACCAGATGGACATGGATGGCATGTCCGAACGGCAAGCAGAAACTAATATCGGCGCCGAGATCCTGAGAAACTTCAACGCCGGGGAACTGTAACCATTGCCAGGGCCGTCTGACGCACAGAAGTCCGTTGAGGAATTTCAGCGGTTGCTAGTTCTCCAGGGTGGTAGGGCATCCTCACAGGTCCTGAATGCCTATGCACCCGTTTATCGCCAGTTGCAGAACAATACCCAGGCTTTGGTTAAGGTCGCCAAAACGCGTGGCCTCAAACCCTGGCAGGTGATGCGGATGCAACGGATGAAGGACCTGGAACAAGAGTTCCTTGCCAGTGCATCCAAGTTCGCTGATATTGCCGGGTCACGCATCACTGACAGCCAGCGGGCTGCGGTGGGACTTGCCCGACGCGGGGCGGAACAAACGGTGGTGGCGGGTCTTCCCCGTGGGGTCACTATGGAGAACCTGGCGAACATCGGCCTGGGATGGAACCGCTTGCCGGAAGAAGCCTTTACGAACTTCGTGGGGATCGCGGCCGATGGGAACCCGGTGAGCAACCTACTGGCCCCACTGGGGCGGGAAGCTGCCGGGGGTGTCAAGGATGCCATTGGCACCGGCATCGCCTTAGGGAAGGGGCCACGGCAGACGGCGCAACTGGTTAGGGTGGCCGCGGGGATGCCACTGTCCAAGGCGTTGTTGATAACCCGCACGGAAACTAACCGGGCATTCCGCGAAGCCACGCGGCTAGACTATGCGAACAACTCCCAGGTGGTGAAGGGCTACCGCCGCCTGGCTGCCCATAGTGAACGCACCTGCATGGCCTGCATCGCCCTGGATGGGACGCTGTACGCCCTGGATGAACCCCTGAACGAACACCCCAACGGACGCTGCGCCCTGGTGCCGGACACCATCACCTATCAGGACCTGGGCCTGGATGTGGAGATGCCCCCACAGCCCGAGAATGCCCGTGATTGGCTGACACGGCAACCGGAAGTCACCCAACGGAAGATGCTGGGTGACGTTAGGTTTGAAGCCGTCAAGCGTGGGGAACTGCAACTGAACCAACTGGCTACGGTGCGGCAGAACGCCGTCTGGGGGGATGCCGCCGTAGTACGGCCCATCAAAGACCTTGGCTTGGGGAAGGGCGGCCCCACTGGTGTGGCTGTCACTCCACCGCCCATCCCTGGTGTGCCGGTAACCCCACTTAGACCACCCACTGAACTGCTTGACCCCAAGACCGGGGCCAGGGTACGGGGCAGCAGGCAAGCCCCACCAGAACCAACGCTACCGGAAGGATGGGTGGGTGACCCCGATGATTTCTTGGATGTGTCCAGTGATATTGGGCGGGGCAGGGTCAAGCAGCAAATCAACGAACAAGTGCGGGAACAAGAAGCGTGGGCCAGGGCCGTGCATGGAGCGGTTGAAGTCGATTATCAAGGGCTTTCCATCCGTGCCGCCGAACAAGTGAACAAAGCGGTTGAAGTCACCATCGTGCGGAATCGGTGGCGGCCCCTGGATATTATCACCACGAAAAGAAGGGAAGGCCGGGGTGGTGCATTTGGTAGGGCATACGCATATCAAAGCGGCAATGGTGTGCATATCAATGCGACATCTTCATCACGTTTGACGGGTGCGGGCAGACGATTGGAAAGGGGGTCTGTCCGTGCATGGGATAGAAACAATCTGGTAGACAATGCCCATGTAAAAAAACGCCATCTGGAAGGGCCGGAACGGGTTGCTAACTTAGAAGCTGAATTGGAAAACAAGCGTAGGATATATGCTGAATGGAAAAGGAAGGGGGATATAGATGCGCTGATTGTTGACCCTGAACTGGTAGCCAAGGGTGTGCAGCCCATGCGGTTTAGTGTCTACAATACATGGATTAGCCGCTATGAAGAAGCTGTAAAAAAAGCAAAGTTGCAAATGCAGAAAAGTGCGGCAGAACGCTTTCATCCAACTACTGGTGGCGAATTCCTGAAAGAAGTGGTCACACATGAGATTGGGCATTATGGGCATAGACGATGGGGGATGGTTGAACGCCGTTCACGCAATCTATTGCAAGGCAAATCTGCAAAGGATGAAGCACGTCTGCTAAGTGAATATGCCATGAAAAATGATAGGGAATTTTTCGCTGAAGCCTTTACTGAACATATCTGGCTAGGTGGTGAACGTAACAGCCCAGCAGTTACCCAATTTATTCAGGATGTAATCAAGGCTAATACAGATTTTGCTGACAAGGAAGGTTTTTCCATCGGCGGGCTTATGAAATCGGGGAAAGGAGGGGGGGGATAATCGTGCAGCTTGGAATTTCTAGCCAGTGTATTTCTTGCCACTGGTACATCGGTGATATAGGCACAGACCTGGCGTGTGCCGCTTTTCCTGAAGGCATCCCAGACGGGATTTTCCTGGGAACCATTGACCACAGGCTGCCATACCCTGGCGATATGGGAATCAGGTGGAGTGAAAGTCTGGAATACAACGCAATCTTAGACCAACAGGAGCAACAAGCATGATCGCACAATGGATAACGGGAGAAACCAGGCCGGTGGCCCGCTACCGGGGCGGGGTAATCTGGTGTCCGTTCTGCGACCGCAGTATGCAGGACACCATGACGCCTTTGATATGCAGTAGCT